TATCTAGGCACAGATGAAAAGGTGTTTACATTATCAACCACACAAGACCAATGGATAGCACAAGCGTTCAATCATCAATCAGGTGGTGATATGCGCGGCATTGATCTACGGGAATATCCACAACTGCAAGCACATCAACAAACATCTGTATTACACGGCATGGCAGTACGAAGGCTAACACCGACCGAGTGTGAACGCTTGCAAGGGTTCCCGGATGGTTGGACAGATATACTCCCAACCACGCCAGACGGGCCACGATACAAGGCACTAGGCAACAGCATGGCTGTACCCGTCATGCGTTGGATAGGGTCCAGGATACAGGCTTGCAGGTAAAGCCAAGCATAATACGGCAGACGCTCCGGGCTTTGAGTAAGGCTCCGGAGCGTTTACTCTTGCCAGATGAAATGATTCTCCTGCACTACGGCTGGTCGCATGGCATCCATGCCGACGAGTGCCTAGAAGCTATGATCCGCCACAACTTCGCATTCATCCGCGAGGTATGCAAGGTCATCAAGCACAAGGAGCATTTTGTAGATGCTTGCCAGTACTGCGTTGAGGGCTTGATTAGGGCAATCGAAAAGTGGGAACCAGAGCGAGGATTGAGGTTCTCAACTTACGCTCATCCTTGGATTTACCAGAAGCTCAGGCGATACCAAAGCAACCAATACAGAACCATCCGGATTGCCGAGCGCGTAGCGGGATGAGTCTCGAAACTATCGACATCTGCCGTACCGCAGCAGGTATTGAGCCGATGTCTATAGAAACCCCGGTACAAGGCTCTGAGCTAGTCTTGGCGGATACTGCGGTATTCGGATCAACGCCATCAGCGGAAGATGTCTATTTCGGTGAAGCCGAGGAGGGAACCTTGACCGAAGCCCTTGGCAAGATGGACGATGAGACAAGGCAGATGATAGCCCTACACCTTGGGCTTGATGGCAGAGTACCACAGACCATCCACATGGTAGCCAGCCGTTACCGTATACCGCCCGTGGTGGTCAAAGAGCGCATACAAAAGGCACTGGCAGAACTGAGGCAGATACATGAGACATCTTGAAGACCGAGAGCAGATAGCCTTGATTACTTGGGTGCGGCTGATGGAATCCAAACACCCTGAGTTATCAACCATCTACCACTGCCCTAACGGTGGACACCGTGACATTCGCACAGCTGCAAAGTTTAAGGCCATGGGTGTCCGTGCCGGCGTCTGGGATATCTTCCTCCCTGCCCCTTTACCGGGGCTCTACATCGAGATGAAGGCAGGTAAGGGCAGGCTAACACCGGGACAGGTGTCATTCCGCGAAGCCTTGGAGCCACACGGGTACAAGTTCTTTGTGGCTTACTCTTGGCATGATGCTGCCAAGGCAATAGCCGATCATGTTGGCTTTACTTTCGATGTATAATGTGACTGTTCCTTTCTGTATGGAATAGGCTTTGCCACCCTCCGGAGTAGCTACCGGAGGGTTTCCAACAGAACGGAAACAACATACAGAAAGTAGTAACACCCATGGCTATTCCAGCCACGGATGCCGGGATGGCTATCGCCTTCCTTAGGCATCTATTCAAGCCGTATCAAGACGGCTTCATTGAGATTCGACCACTCTCAAAGGTCAAGCCCCACGCTAACCGAACCACCTACCGCCTTCCTCACTGCCTCAAGGGTGAAGAAGGTCAAGCCCTGACCCAGCACATCATCAGTCTTGCCATTCGTGGCTATGATGTCTATGTCGGTGTGTGTCCAAGGGTTGCCCCTGAAGGGCCGGGGCGTAAGCTCGGCAAAGATTCCATTGAGCAGGTTGGGGCAGTGTGGATTGACCTTGACGGCAAAGTACCGGGCAGTAGTCAAGATTTACTTGACAACTGCGACATTGTTGTAAGCACTGGCAATGGCTGGCACGGGTACAAGATGCTCGGTGCAGTTGCCAATGTCAAGAACACCAGAGACCGAACAGCCATTGAAACAAAGATTCGGTCTTGGCAAAACTCCATCATCCTTGGCACTGATCCGGTAGGCAATGTTGACAGGATATTGAGGGTTCCAGGAACGCTCAACTGGAAAGATGTTGATAACCCTAAACCCGTGGTTCTGCTGAAGGGTGGCGGTATCAAACCAACCTACAAGCAATCCTTGTTGGTTCGACACCTTGGTGATGCGCGGCTTGATGCTCTGCTGGCTTCCGCAAAGCAGGGGCAGTTAGGCAAGGCGGAGCCACGCATCCGCCATGCAAGCGGTAGGATAACCGACCTGCTAGACATCTTTATGCTTGAGGCTGAGGAAGCCTGTATGGCGTTTGAAAGCAACCCCGCTTGGGAATACCGTTTGAATATCGTCCGTGCTGACCTGCCGGAGATTTTGGAGTACTACTTTGGAAGATAATAAACCCTTCAACATCTGGGACATACCAGACATTCCAGACCCTAAGCCTGAGCGGAAGCATGGGAACAACAGCAACTATTCCGATGATGGAACCCTTGCTAAACTCCGTCAACGTCACCCGGAAGGTGGAGGCCCATACGGTGGCAGAGACAATGCGCTAACAGCTTGTGTTGGCTATATGAGGTCAACACGCACCGACATTGACTTTGCTATGCCTGCAATCATTGACTGGAATAAAAGGCTATGTGATCCACCGCTTAAAGACTACGAAGTTTACGCTAAGGTCGGACGTGCTTGGGCAGATTGGAAAGATTCCGACCTGCCACCTCTAACGCCTGCCATGTTGCGAGAGCAACTGTCAGCACCGATAGAAGAAGAAGACCCTATCCAGTGGATGACATGGGCAGACATCAAAGCCAAGGTTGCAGAGCTTGGCCCTCTACGTTGGATTGTTCCAGACATGATTATGAATCGTGGTCTTACCTTTATCAGCGCAACATCGGGAGGCGGTAAGTCTTGGGCAGCACTTGACCTACTAAGAGCAACCATGGGCGGAGGTCTTTGGCTTGGTGACCTTGAATGCATGAAAGCCAATGTGATGTACATCGATGAAGAGATGGGGTGTCAGGTGTTCTTTGACCGCGCCGATCAGTTAGGCATGGCTCCAGAGAACATCATCTATTCAGACCACCAGCGCATCAAGCTTGAGAACCCTAAACATATGGCTTCTATCCTGCGCAAGATAAAGGAACTCAAGATTGATTTGGTTATCGTGGATACGCTTGTGCGTGTCCATGGACTCGATGAGAACAGCAACACGGAGATGGCAAGGTTGTACGGCTTGTTCTGCCAGATGAAGGATTGCGGAGCTGCCATCGTGGTGCTTCACCACAACCGTAAGTCTGGAAGCGAAAGCGGTATTGGACACGAACAGATGCGCGGTGCAGGTGACATCGTAAGCCAAGCAGATACGGTGTTTTCAATATCGCACAAACAAGAGAACGACACCTACACCATGGTTGTAACTAAGAACCGACACTGGAGGCATAAAGAAAAACAACCTGCTGTGTCTTGGACTATCGGCCCACAGGATGGCCGCCTGTGCCTCATACACGCCGAACCCGAGGGTTTCGCAGCTAGGGCGGGTCAATCTACCACTGACGCTATTTTGTCGTGTGTTGAGGCAAATCCGGGCATCGGTAAAAACATCATCCATGCCAAGGTCGGAGGCAGGAAAGAAACCGTTCTGAATGCCATTGATGAACTGGTGCGAGAGAACCTTTTACACGCCGAAGCATCCCTCCGTGGTGGCTTCCGTTACACCAAGAAGGGAGCCATTTGACCGGTTCCCAACGACTGGTTCCCTTATATATAGGAACCATTACTAGTTTGGTTTCCCCAGTTTGGTTTCCCCAGACCCCTTCCGAACTGGGATGCCCCGAAGGTGGGCATTCCCATACCAGACCAGTGAGGAAGGGTAAGGGAAGAAGTATTTGTTTTTATGACCGGTCAGGTTCCCCCGCTAAAGCGGGAACCAGAACCGGTCTAGATGAAAGGTGGCTCGTATGGCTCTTGAGATTTGGGATTGGGATACGTTCAAACGTAAAGCGGAAGAAGATCAGATGTTGAACGGCGATAAGTATAGACATCAGTTTGATGTGGCTAAAGCCTGGTTCAAATCAGGTGGTCGAGTGACATTGCATAGATGGGCAATGCGCCGGGACTTTGAAACGCACTTGATTCAAAAGGGTAAGAACATCATCTTGGTTGAGTGCGATTGTGAACGTCAACACTGGTGTACGGTTGATGAGCTACGGAACGATGACTTTATGTTTATTCCAAACAACCATGTGATCGGCGAGTTTACGGAATACCCTGCGTATATGTACAACGCTGAGAAGTTTGAACAGCCAATCAGGCGAAACAAGGTAATAGTCAAGCACTAAAAATAATGTTTGACAGTTTATAGACTTGCGGTATATATTGATGTGTCGGTGATGGATGTGAAAATGCCCGCAAGGGTGAGCCCAGTGGTTCCGGTAAAGACCTTTCCATCATCGGCATATCAAAGAGCCAGTGGCTCAAGGAGTAGTTATGGGATTTTTTGCACAGCACGGGAAGTTCTCGGAAGGCAGCGGGAAGAAGTACAGCGTAGCAGAGCAGGGTATTTACATCTGTGCGCTGATCGATTGCGAAGCAACACAGGGCAAGTCATTCGACAACCCTGATGTCATGGAGCCTAACTTCCGTTGGGTCTTTGAAACCACCGAGGTAGGTGATGACGATGGCCAGCCGTTCCGCTTCATCCAGTACACAAAGACCTTTTACGGTAATGAAAAGGCAAAGCTTACAATCTTGCTCGATGGCATGGTTGGACGCATGACATCACAGCAGTTTGCAAGCCTTGACATTGAAGCCCTCAAGGCTAAGCAATGGCAGGTGGTGGTTGGAACCAGACAGAAAATGAACGGTGAACTAACCAACGTCATTGAAACCGTAAAGCCGGTAAAGGTGGCAGCTACAAAGCCGCTCCGCAAAGCAGTACCAACGGAAGATATCAGCGACCCGTTTGAAGATGCATAAACACGGGTAACACTAAAGGAGGCAGGGTAACTTGCCTCCAACCTTGGGAGATAAAGACAATGAAACAAACTAATCAAAGCCTCGCAGGAGCCATCAAAGAGATGGCACAGCACACCATCAACGTACAGCGTGACCCGTTTGCAGTCATCAATGTACCGCTACACATTCAGGTATCCAGCGACCACTCCGAAATCCATATGTCCAAGGGTGAGCTTCACTTGATGGTTGCCATCACTGGCGATGATGCTGGTATCTACGACTGCAACTCCATGGGCTACGCTGTGCAGAATCCATACTGGGTCGGTAGCCTCAAGCCTGCTGACGTGATTGCAGACATCTGGGCAGTAGCGTACGAGATTGACAAGATGATGTCACAGAGCGTACAGCTCGTATGAACGAACACTACCGAACAACCAAGATACAAGCCATTGATGTCATTCAGGATTGGGGCTTAGACTTTGCTACGGGTAACGTTGTCAAGTATTTGCAACGTTGCCCACACAAAGGCAAGGAACGTGAGGATGCCATCAAGGCACTCTGGTACTTGGCTTTTGCAGTAACAGGCGATGGCAAATACGCTGATCGAGTAATCAAGGAAGCGGATGAAATCAATGCCAAGACCAAGTGAAAGCGTTGCCTATGGCATCGCAAAGCGCAGGATACTGTTAGAGCGGTTTGATGAGCTGGTAGCAATGGGGATGCCACAAGCGCAAGCATCTAAGACCATCGGCTACAACTACAGCACGGTCAAAGGTTGGTTGGCTACACGGCAAATCGAGCAGGTCAAAGAAGAGGATGCCAAACGGATGACAATGGCGGGTGGCTCCTTTTCGGCTGCCCTTGAACGCCTCAGGGCTGGACAGGCGGTACGAAGACACGCGGCTAGTTGGTTCTTAGAACTCGTAGAGGGCAAGATTTGTCTGTACCTGATTGATGGTGCAGGCAATCGCAGATACAGCCGGGTTGCGTCTTTCGGTAGTGCTGATGTCCTTGCTATGGACTGGGAGATATATCAACCATGACAAAGCTTATCTGGATAACTCCGGAGGCGGAGCAGGTCATCGGGTACTGCGCTAGGGTCTCCAACCCTAAGAACCAGGACAACCCTGATGTCAGCAGGTTGTTGTCTTACTGCATCAAGCACGGTCACTGGTCAATCTTTGAAATGGCTTCAATGTGCGTTGAAATCAAAACCACCCGTGCTATCGCTCCGCAGATTCTTAGGCATCGTTCCTTCAGTTTCCAAGAGTTTAGCCAAAGGTATGCAGAGGTTCACGACTTCCCCATTCTGGGGCAGATGAGGCTTGCTGGTACAACTAACCGACAAAGCTCACAACCCATGCCAGAAAGGGATGACTTAGATGCAGAAATGCAAGGAGTCATTTTAGACGCTGAGTTGGCTGTATCTCGTGGCTACCATGCATACAACCAAATGATTGAAGCCGGTATAGCTGCGGAGACTGCAAGAATGGTACTACCGCTCTGCACTCCAACCACAATGTATATGTCTGGCACAATACGGTCTTGGATTCATTACGTGCAGCTTAGGACGCAAGAAGATACGCAGCTGGAACATAGGCAGATTGCAGAGTCCATCAAGGCTTTGATGGTTGAACATCTTCCGATCACAATGGGAGCGATTTAATGGCAAGATTCGGTGAAGTAATACAAGACTTGATGGAGGGTGGCAGTAAAGCCGTTTTGCGTAGCGAATGGGGAGGAGCGGTATTCCTGCGCTACTCCGAGCTATGGAATATCTTTGAACTGCATGGCCCAGGCGGAAGGGTGACGCAGTTGGAAGAACTGAGCCTTTCACCCGGTGACCTTTTCGCTACTGACTGGGATGTTGTCAGGTTAGACCCGCGTACCGGGGAGGTAGCCAAATGACATGGACACAAGCCGTAAGGGCAATGCGTAAAGGTCATAAAGTCAAACGGGAATCATGGGATGTTCATGCCGGACACCTTTGGATTTCATTATCCAAGGTAGATGCAGGAAAAGATGGGTATGGAGTACACGAGTTTATAAACTCTAGCGACGATCTAAAAACACTTTATTTGGCTTTTGACCGCATCGGAATCAATGTTACACCAGCATTCCATATACAACGCGCCATGGCAGAAACACTGGCAACCGATTGGGAGATAACAGAATGATTCTCTTTGCACTCGGTGTCCTGCTTGGTGCGGGATGCTTGGCGGTATGGTCAGAGATGTATACACGTTGGCTATACAACGATGTCAAGCGCAGGGCGAAACAACAAGGCATCACAGACAATCAAATGAGAGATGCTCTAGTATGGGCAACCAAGGAAGAAATAGAGGCTAACCTAAATGGCAGCACAACCGGGCGCAGGTAGACCAACCAAGTACACGGAACAGACCGTGGCGAAGCTTCTGGAGGCTCTGAGGGGTGGTAACACCCGCAGGGCTTCCTGTGCTGTTGCAGGCATTGACCAAAGCACACTCGCTAACTGGCTCAAGGAATATTCAGATTTCTCCCAAGCTATAGAAAAAGCCGAGGGTGAAGCCGAAGCAAAGATGGTATCGGTCATCAAACTGGCATCTGATACCACTTGGCAGGCGGCGGCATGGTGGCTTGAGCGCAAGCACAAGGCAGAGTGGAGTAGCCGAGTAGAGCAGACAGGGGCTGACGGCTCACCGGTCAAGGTCATCGTGGAGTACGCTGATAAGCCATGACAGATATACGGTTTCATGGGATAAAGCCCACAAGGGCAACAAAGCATTCTGCTGGGTACGATCTACGCTCTCAGCTTGATATCGTTATCCCTGCTGGTGCTACCGTAGGCATTGACACGGGGACACTTGCAATCTTTCCACCTCACCTCTGCGCCATGGTTTGCTCTAGGTCAGGGCTTGCCCTGCGTGGTCTGGCTGTTGCTAATGCTCCCGGCATCATCGATGCTGACTACGGGGACACCATCAAGGTTCTACTGCATAACAGGACGCAAGGTGATTGGGTGATAGAGAAGGGTGAGCGTATCGCTCAGGTTGTCTTTGTGCAGTACTTCACCGGTGATGATGTACCGCTGGATGAGCGTACAGGCGGGTTAGGTAGCACGGGCAATGCCTGACATTCGATTGGTTCTCCCTCGACCACACGAAGGACAAAAGGTAATCATGGCACAGGCGAGACGCTATAACGTTCTCGCCTGTGGCTGAGTAGATCGAAGATTCGGGAAAACCACCTTAGGTGGGAATCTGCTATCCGATCCGGTACTGAAAGATGGTTTGCCTTGCGCTTGGTTTGCGCCTACCTACAGGCTCCTTGAGGAAGCGTACAACGACCATAAGCGGATATACGCTCCTGTCATCAGGCGAGCTGTGCAGACACCTGCCCCGCGCATCGAACTCATAACCGGGGCAGCAATCGATTACTGGACGCTGGACGACCCTTCAACCGTTGCCCGTGGGCGTAAGTACAAACGAGTCATCATTGACGAAGCCGCCATGGCAAGGCATCTAGAACAAGCCTGGACAGAGGCAATTAGACCAACGCTAACCGATTACCGGGGAGATGCTTTCTTTCTCTCTACGCCTAAAGGCTCGAACTACTTCAAAAGCCTTCATGCTATGGCTGGTGTAGATCCGGACTGGATGGCATGGCAGATGCCGACAACGGCTAACCCGTGGATAGATGCTGACGAAGTAGCCAAGGCGGGGGAATCTTTGCCCTCGATCGCGTTTCGACAGGAGTATTTGGCGGAGTTCGTCGATGCTGCTGGAGCAAGAATCAAGCGGGAATGGTTGAGGTTTGGGGATGCTCCTGAAGGCTTGCCGGTCTACCTTGGTGTTGACCTTGCGATATCTACCAAGGCGGAAGCAGACTACACCGCCGTGGTAGCTCTGAGCCGTGGTGATGATGGCACGATCTACGTGCTTGATGTCAACAGGACAAGGGCGGACTTTGCTTCCGTCCTGCGGTTCATCGAGATGATGGCTGAAAAGTGGAAACCCGTCATGATTGGCATTGAGCAGGTGCAGTATCAGGCGGCTGTTGTGCAAGAGCTTATGAGACGTACAAAACTGCCGATACGGGGGATACGTCCAGACCGTGACAAGATAACCCGCTTTGGGCCTTTAGAAGCCCGGTACGAGCAAGGGCAGGTTGTACACGTTGAAGGTCTGCCACCTTACTGGCAGGATGAGTTGTTATCCTTCCCCGTTGGTCGGCATGATGACGTAGTGGACGCGATGGCATACGCTTGGCAGGTGATCGGACAGCGCAAGAGCTGGGGTGCTGTCTGAAATATATCTTCCTATATACTTGACGTGTATATACTTAGAGTGTATATTATCTACATCAAGCAGGGAAATAGAGAGATATGGAAACAATAAAAACGGTAGAGGAAATATTTGCAGGTTTTGCAGCAGACGCTGAGAAGAGAGAAGAAGAGCGCAAGCAACGACTAGCAAATGATCGCAAACTTGTAGAAGGTCGTGCAAAGTATTACTGCACTGCAGAAAACATTGAAGAGTATGTAGACGGACTAAACAGGTTGTGTGTTGCGGCAACCAAGATCGGAGCCAAACTTACAATCGATTTTCACTTGAATAAGAGCCGCATTCTTTTTTCTTATGGTGATGGATGGATGGTCTGGTATGACGAACAGTTTGAAATCATTGCAGAATACATCAGAACTTTTCACCACAACTAGAAAGCCACACAGGCCCCCGCAAGGGGGCTTTTTCTTTTCTGTGGGATACTACAGCCATGGGTATCTTTGACCGATTCTTGGGGGGCAAGGCCGTAGCCAACCCGACACAAGCACTACCACTGCCGCTTAGTCAGTC